ATATTATTTGAAATGAATAATATAAATACTGACCTAATAGATTTTCTAAAAGGATTAGGATATTCTGTTTTAAAGATTGCAGGGTTTAGTAATATGTTTTTGGCAGAACAACCATGATATTAATATTACCTAAATTAAATTTGTGTGATATTATTGTTTGATATTATATTAATACTGCTATAAATATTGGTTTATAATATTTAACCCATATTACCTCCATGAGTTGCGCGATAACCGTATTTTTGGGTTTGAATTGTCTTGCTAACAACACAAGTTTTAGGCAATGATTGAGGGGCTCCAATCAAATTTGGGTTAGATTGCATAAAAAGTCCAATTCTAGAAGCAATACCTGCTTTTTTGATTCCTCCACAAACGTTAGTTCTATTAATAATTGATGCGGAATATCTCGCGTTTTTACTACCAGACATATAAACCATATTATATAATATTAAAATATTATATTTTTGAAAAATTAAAATATCATTCTAAATCTAATAACTTAAATAATATAAAGAGTAAAACTGTAAATACTTAATGAGTAATTTAAATTATGAAGATGATATTATTAAATGTGATGATGGACTTATTTTTAATCCATATAACAATTTAAATGTCGAGATTACATTGAGCGAAGTTCAATCTATTCTTACTAAATACGGAGTTCCTCCAATTGTTAACAACCTTGCATTATATAAACGCGCATTTATTCATAGGTCTTACACTAAGCGTTCAAGTTTTGAAAATATACAACAAAATATTACTATCGTTGAGAAACCACCCGACTGTATGAAATTAAGCACTAAATCTAATGAACGACTCGAATTTTTGGGAGATGGTGTTTTAGAATTAATTACCAAATATTATCTTTATAGAAGGTTTCCTAAAGAAAATGAAGGGTTTATGACAGAGAAGAAAATAGCAATTGTTAAAAACGAAGCTATCGGGAAAATCGCAATGGAAATGCATTTAAATAAATGGTTAGTTTTATCAAAACATGCCGAAGAAAAAAAAATCAGAACTAACTTAAAAAAATTAGGGTGTTTATTTGAGTCATTTTTAGGTGCTCTGTTTTTGGATTTTAACAAAATAAATATTAAAGATGAAGATGCTTGGTTTACAAATGTATTCGTTACTGGTCCAGGGTTTCAAATAGCCCAAAAATTCGTAGAAAATATATTTGAAACACATATTGATTGGATATCATTAATTCAAAACGATGATAATTATAAAAATATTTTACAGGTTAAAATTCAAAAAGAGTTTAAAGTTACACCCCATTATCTTGAAATAAGCCACGACCCGGATGTTGGTTATAAAATGGGTGTTTATTTATGTTTAGGACAACCAGTTTATAATTTAAACTATACAGAAGCCATAAATATTAATCAAATCAAAACATTTAAACATATTCACGAGTATGTTAACACAAACGGCAAAATATTTTTATATATGGGAGAAGGGCAACACAAAATAAAAAGAAAAGCAGAGCAAATAGCGTGTAATGAAGCCCTTACATTTATTACCGAAAATTTAGAAGATAATATTGAATAATATATTTAGGGTTTTTAATGGATGTCAACACAATAGTATTATTAATTATCACTATTTATACATAATGATAATTAACCGAATTAAATGTTAAAAGGTGTTAAAAGTTTTATATGTGTGTTTTATATAAGGTATGATTAATTATTTAGAAACATTAAAAATTAAACCAAATATTAAAAAACATACTTTGGTCGACATAATTATTCCTGAACCCCCTTCCATAATAAACCAACCCGACGATACAATTCAACCCGCTATTGTGATGATTGACGCACGTGATAAAGGATTTAATATTGATTTATTTAAACAGAAGTTGGAGTCACAAAAGTTATTAAAGGTTCGAGCAAATCCTAATATTAAAGAAATTCAAAAACTTAATGAACCAATTAAACCAATTAAACCAATCAATCCTATAAAACAAAACCCATCTAAAAAACTAATATTAGAAGATGATGAGGATAATGAAGAAGATAAAAAAGATAAACCGATTCGAGTAACAAACCCGGTTGAAAAAGGAGTCGCAATTATAGGTCCTGAAATTAACGTTCAGATTGATAATAGACCAATCACGAAATTTTTACCCGAAAAACAGCCAAATATAATTGTAAAGGTTTCGAACTATTATATGAATAACCGAGAAAAATACATTAATAATATTAATTCTATTTTTCAACCTTATAAAAAGGAATTATCTGAAACAGAAAATATTACGTGTGACAATATAGGAAAATCATCCGGAAATGTTTCTCTATTACTACATCAAAAAATAACGAGAGATTATTTAAATTTATTTACTCCTTATCGTGGATTGTTGCTTTACCACGGACTTGGTTCTGGAAAAACGTGTACGTCAATCGCAATAGCCGAAGGTATGAAAGATAATAAAAAAATTATTATTATGACTCCTGCATCATTAAGAAAGAATTATATGGTTGAATTGAAAAAATGCGGAGATTTATTATTTCGTAGAAATCAATATTGGAAATGGGTAGATATAACTACAAATCCTGAGTTATTACCTGTTTTATCAAATGTATTAAACCTACCACTCGAATATATTCGCAAAAAAAATGGTGCTTGGTTTGTAAATGTAAGAGAACCAGCCAATTACGCAAAGTTATCGGGAGAATCAAAACAATCATTAGACGAACAATTGGATAAAATGATTGAAAGTAAATATACGTTTATAAATTATAATGGGTTGCGAAACACCGCATTAAGTGCATTAACCGATAATTATACAAAAAATTTATTTGATGGAGCCGTGGTTATTATTGATGAAGCCCACAATTTAATTAGTAGAATTGTCAACAAACTTGGAAAAGAAAAGGATATACCTATTTCCAATAAAGGAGAGAAAGAATACCAATCTAAATTTTTATCGATTAAATTATATGAATATTTAATGAGTGCTGTAGACACGCGTATCGTTTTACTAACAGGAACTCCCGTTATAAATTATCCTAATGAATTCGGTATTTTGTTTAATATTTTGAGAGGATATATAAAAACGTGGGAGTTTCCATTACAGGTAAACACATCTAAAAAGGTGGATAAATTCTTTTTTGAAGATATTTTTGTTAAAGAAAAAACATTAGATTATATTGATTACTCATCGTCCAGCAAAATATTAACAGTAACAAGAAATCCATTTGGCTTTAAAAATGTAATTAATAAATATGGATATCACGGAGTTACTGACGAGGTAAAAAACGAAGAAGGAGAATTAGTTTTAAATAAAGACTTTATAAGTGAGACAGATTTCGAGCGAAAAATCATTAGTATTTTGAGACAAAATGATATTGAAATTCTCCCTCAAGGAATTAAAATTCACAATTTTAAAGCATTACCTGATAAATTAGATTTGTTTTCTGGCGAATATATCGATGATGTAACCAAAGAATTAAAAAATGTTGATGGACTTAAAAGACGAATTCTCGGATTATCTTCATATTTTCGTAGCGCACAAGAAGATTTATTGCCAACATTTACAAAAACACTATCATTAGATTATTTTGTCGTTAATATTGAAATGAGCGATTTTCAATTTAAAATTTATGAAAAGGCAAGAGTTGAAGAACGAAAAACCGAAAAACCCAAAAAAGGTAAAGGTGCAGGAGACATTTATGAAGAAGCAACATCAACATACCGCATTTTTTCACGATTATATTGTAATTTCGTTATGCCTGACCGTCCTCTTCCTAGAAGACACAACGATGTAAAAGGAAGCGAAGAGGTTTCAAATATGGTTGACATATTAAAAGAAACTAAAAAAATAGAAAATAATATTGATGTTAACAATTTATATGAAGGAGAAGTTGAAGGTGATGAACTTATTAATAATTCATCTGATGTTACTTACCAAGATAGAATAGCACAAAAAATAGAATATATTAAAGATAACGCGCCAACGTTTTTATCTCCTGAAGGACTTCAAACCTATAGTCCGAAATTTTTACATATATTGGAAAATATTCAAGACCCAAATTATACTGGTTTACATTTAATATATAGTCAATTTAGAACCCTTGAAGGTGTTGGGTTATTTAGTTTAGTATTGGAGGCAAACGGATTTGCCAGATTTAAAATTAAAAAAACAGGATTAGATACTTGGGATTTAGATTTTAACGCTGATGAATTAACTAAACCCAAATACGCATTATATACTGGAACAGAAACACCAGAAGAAAAGGAAATTATCCGAAATATTTATAATAGTTCTTGGGATGATATTCCAACCAATATTTCAAACAAATTAAAAGAACTTTCGAAAAATAATAATTATGGTGAAATCATTAAGGTTTTAATGATAACGTCATCAGGTTCGGAAGGTATAAATTTACGAAATACACGATACGTTCATATCATGGAACCATATTGGCATCCAGTAAGAACAGAACAAGTTATTGGTCGTGCACGTCGTATATGTAGTCATACTGATTTACCAAAAGAACTACAAACCGTTGTTGTATTTGTGTATTTAATGGTTTTTTCAGAAAAACAATTAAAAAGCGATGATGCGATTGAACTTAAACGAAAAGACTTAAGCAAGCGGCTACCTGCGGTTCCAGTAACAAGTGACCAATTATTGTTTGAAACCTCCACAATAAAAGAGAAATTAAGTAATCAATTAACTAAAATAATTAAAGAAACATCTTTTGATTGTTCGATTTATCCACACGGAAAAGAGAAAATCACTTGTATGAATTTTGCGGATCCAGGCAGTTCTAAATTTTCGTATGTTCCCGATTATTCGAAACAACAAAGTGATAATACATTAAGAACAAATAAAAAAGAGTTTGAATGGGTTGGTAAATCCATAAAAATTAATGGGGTTGAATATGTTTACCGTATAATAAATAAATATGTATGGTATATTTATGATTTAGCTAGTTATAAAGAGGCGTTAGAAAATAAGGGACTTAATCCAATACAAATAGGAACATATGAATTTAACGAAGACGGAACACAGGTATTTAAACAACTCGTAAATTAAGACCCGCATAATTTATCTGTAAGGAATTGAACCATATTTGTTAATATGTATATTTTGGTATTTAAGTGTTCGAGAGTTATACTTTCTGCTTTATCAACTATTTCGGGTGTTTTTATCTGTTTCAGTTTTAATAAAATATTATTATTCTGGATTGGGGTAATATCATCGATTTGTTCGTCATGCATATAATTTGTAACAGTTGTTGAACCCCAAGAAATGCGTTTATTAAAATCTGTTTGTGTAGGTTTTTTTAACGGAGGTAACTCAATCAAATTATTATTTATAATTGTATTACCCAACTCCTTATTATCTATTTTAATATATTTCAATTCGTTAGTTTTATTTAAGGTATCTTTTTCCTTTTTTATAGACGTTTCTTGGGACTTTAAAAATCCAGAATTCGAATTAGTTGAAATATCTTTATTAAATTGCTCAACGTCAAAATTACGTTTAGCAATCGTTTGTTTAATAATTAATTCCATATCTTCAAGCGGTTCGTCCAATTTATCATTAAATTTTGGTGCTGGTGGGACTTTGATTGTGTTATGACTTTCAAAATCGTTTTTTTGTTTCATAAATTCGGTATCAAACTTATTTATTCTTTCCGTTTTTATATCATTACTTGTAACTATTTCCTTTTCTTTGAAAAATTCACCTTTCAGTTTATTAATAATAACCGAAATAAACATCTTATTAAGTGTCATTAAATCTGCCGAATTGTTTTTTTCTCTATCATAAAAAATCGGTAGAATTGAATTAAATGTCTCTTTAATTTTTTCAATATAATTAAAATTCGTTTTTACGATATCTGTGTCAACAATTAATTCCCAAAGTAGTTCAATATTATCATTTAATATAAAATCAGATTTATTCATTTTATATTATCTATCACAAACATTATTTTATATACTTTTTAACACATTACAAATTATCGTTGAAATATAACTTTCTGAATTTCTCCATATATTCATCCTTTAAAATATGGGTTTTTAAATAATATTCGGAAACTTTATCTTCTAACATATGAACTATAAAATAAATTGAATAAACTCCGCATTCTGTATTACCATATTGATGTTCAACAGGATAATTTTGGTCAAATACCATGGATTTATTCAGTTTTCGTCCTTGTCGTATTATTCTGTCAACTAACTTTTTTATTTGTTTTGGGATTTTATTACCTGCACTATCAAAGAAAAAGATTGTTCCTTTTTTAATATTTACAAATAAAGATATCCAATGTTGCCCTGATTTGTTATGTGGGTCTGTATTAAAAATAAACCCTAACTTTGTTTTGCCTCTTTTTATTTGGTCTTCCAAATTGATATTACAAATTTCATCCCAAACACATTTGGTTTTGGATGTTTTTAAATCAAAATCGATTGGTGACGGTCCAAAGAACTCAAAACATTTATACGCCTTCTCGTATTGTTTCATTACGCTTATTATGTCAACGCTAGATAACCATTCGTTAGGATTTTTTTTCCATTCGGATGGAGATACCGGAGCAAACTCATCTATAAAATCATTAATCTTATTTGTTGCAACAAAGTTCTGTTTTAACCAACACGATTCTTTATTACACACGTTTCTCATATATTCACTTAATAATTCCCAAATTACTTTGGGTTCATTACTACTAATTAATTTATCTGGGTGTCTTTTATTCCACAAATCCCGCAATTCAAATAACGAAGATTCTGTATAACAAGTAAAATCATTAATCTCTTTGACATTAGTTTTTGGACTACATCTTAGTTTAACCATATTTTTTAAAGTTCCACCTTTATATTTCATTCGTCGTCTGATGGTCCTCTTTTTTCTCGTGTGATTCATCATAATTATTATCTATATTTTTCTTTTTACGAATACCTTTAATTCTTAAAACTGGGTCCTTTAGATTTATTTCTTTTTGAACTGGTATAAACGGTTCGTCTATTTTTATGATAGTTCTTTTTATAAATTTGTCTAATGTGCATCTTTCATCCTTAGTTTTTTTCATTATTAATTTATTTATTTGTTTCGTCGTATCATCAGGTGTGTCCGGAATATCTGGCGTATCTTCCGCCACAATATTCATTTCAGTATCGATATTTTTGTAATCTTCTTGTAAGATGTCTGATTTATCTAAAGTTTTAAAATATTCAACACAATTCTTTACATAAATATCAAACGCATATTTTATATCTGGAAATAATTCTTGTAAATTTTCGTCTGATGATAACAAATCCTTAGATAATTGTATTACTCTTTTTCTATAAAATTGTATATC